TCTTGCATCAGCGATTGTGCCAGAAGTAATCTGTGAAGTATCAATTGCGATAGCTGCGCCAGTGTATGCAGTAATATCACCATAAGCATTATATGTGATAGAAGTGATTGTATTAGCAGCAGCTAAACCACCAGTTACAGTTGTCGATGTATTTGCTTGTGATGCAATACTTGTGCCATCATAAACAAGTCTTTGACCTGCTGTGAATGTTGTTTGATTTGTACCGCCTCTAGCGATTGGTAATGTACCAGAAGTAATCTGACCAGCACCGATTGCAATCGCAGCACCTGTAGCGGCAGTTACTCTTCCATATGCATCAACTGTGAGTGATGAAATAGTATTTGCAACAGCAAGACCACCAGTTAAAGTGTAAGTGCTATTTGCAAGGGTCTGCAATGCACCTGTTCCATTACCGATAAGAATTGCACCACCAGTAAATGTACCTGCGCCAGTACCACCGTCTGCAACTGCGATATCAGAAGTTAATCCTGAAACTGTACCACCAGTAATATTTGCAACTAATGTAGCGGTAGAATATGTTGTTGGGTCTAAAGAGTTTGCTGCTGATGGTATTACTGTACCGCCAGTTAAAAGTTTATATTTACCAGAGTCAGATGCATCACGGAACAATGCGGTGTATTTTGTTGATCCATCATTGTATTGACCAAAGAAACCAATATCAACTGCATCAGCTGCGTTGTTTGCGGCAAGTTGAATTAATGAATCTTCAACTTTCATTGTTTCAACATCTTGTGTGATTGTGTTACCAGAAATAACTAAGTTACCTGTAACTGCCAAATCACCAGAGATTGTACCACCAGTTGTTCTGAAGACTGTATTGTCAACATCAACTAAGATTGAGTTATTAGCATCAACCGCAACAGTTGTAATACCATCACGACCAACGAATGTTAATGTTTCGCCACCAGCAACTGTACCTGTTCCTGTATCACCTGCAATACCAAAACTTGTTGAGATTGCCACATTGGCAGCAGAAGTCAATCGACCTTTTGAATCAACAACGAATGTAGGGATTTGTGTTGCACCGCCGTATGTGCCGGCAGAAACACCTGTTGAACCAAGTGTTAATGGAATGTTTGCATTTGCAGAACCGTCAATTGAGACTGTACCGTTGGCATCACCAGAGACACCAATTGTTCGTGCAGTCTGCCATGCAGCCGCAGTATTCGCATTACCAAACAAAGAGGCTCTAACTGCTGTTGCAGAGAAGATACCTGATGAATCTCTTCTAACAATTGTAGAGACTGTATTTGCACTAGTAGCACCATCTACTAGGTCTGTATAGTATTTACCACCAATTGCGATAACTTGATTACCGGCAAGACCAATAAAAAGTTTGTTTGAACTATTAGAATACGCTGGTTCTGCAACATTCAGCGATACTGGTGTTGCTGTACTTTCAGAATATTTTAGTTGAATTACGGTATTTGCCATTTTCTGCCCTTTGTTAGGTTTCTTATTATTTTATTGTCTATTTATGCGAATAGTGATTTAGAAACTACCGCCTACTATTGAAGTTACTGTGACTTCAGCTGTTATTGTTTTACCTTCAAATTTACCATTTGCAGAACTAAAAACTAATCCTTGACCATCGGCAACATTGGCAACATCAACATTCGTTAATGAACCTAATGAAATATTAGACGATGGGGCAACTACTACTGATGCAACAGTAGTCTTTGATGGTTTGATAGTTACAGCTGAAGCTGCACTAGTAGATACTGTGACTGTGGTTGCCATTATCTTGTAACTGAAGGCAGAATTGTTGCAATTCCTTCAACTACCCTTGTCTTAATACTTGTAGGACTAGTCATCACTAAATCGTAAAAATATCTTCCTGGAGTTAGATTTGCAGTATTGGCAGAAGTCATTGCCATAGTAATTTCACCATTAGCAGCATTACTGATTGTAACAGTAAAAGAATTGGCTGTCGTAGAATAATACGACTTTCTCATTTGTGCTGCTGCGGTATAGGATGTTAGATTCTGTGCGGCACCTGTTCCATCATTAACAGTAATGGTGGTGGTGAAATCAGCATTTTGCTCAATTGTTAATTCTGCATATCCAGCCATTGGAGTCCTCTAAGTGCGTTGATACCCTATTTAGTCAAACGGGGTATTAAGGGCAATAAAAAACCCTGCCGAAGCAGGGTTTATTTGAGTGATGATTGCGAGTTATTCTACTATATCCCAAGAAGTCGTAGATTCATTCCAACGATATGATTTATTATCTTCCATTGGATATGGAGTTGGTGGTTCCCAAGACCAAGTTGATTGATTTAATGTCCAACTTGGATAAGGTTGTTGGCCATAGAATACATCGTTTTCTCTATCGTATATGTAACCAATACTAGCATAATTTCCTCTTAAAGGTGTTCCACCTAAAAGATGTTGATTACCTCTAGTATTATACGAAGTTTGAATCCATTCACCATCTTGTAGTGGTGTAGTATCACAAACAATAACAGTAACAACTTTATTATCTAATATTTTTGCGTAATGTGCCATTTTATTTTCAGTAATTAATTGATTGAGTATGCAGAACCATAAGCGGAATATTTAATGTAAACATAACCTGATCCACCAGCGCCACCGGGAGCAAGTTGGAATCCACCGCCACCGCCACCGCCACCACTATTTGCATTAGCAGCTGAACCAGGAGTATTACCACCAGTACCTGCACCACCTCTGCCTGCGCCGCCAACACCGCCATGAGCATTTCTTCCATAACCTGATGGAGCTTGAGCGCCACCACCACCACCACCGCCAGCATATACTGTGTATGAACCAGTAATTTCAGATGTAAATCCTCCATCACCACCTACAGCATCTTGTAAATCTGAAGAACCGGATGCTCCAGCACCTTTTCCGCCTGTGCCACCTCGTTGAACTGATATAGGCTCATTTGTTAGACCAGCGCCGCCGCCTTGAGCGCCGTCACCTGATGCACCACCATAACCACCATAAGCAATAAGTGCTCCAAATTGTGATTGACTACCTGGAGTTGGGCCTGGACCAGTATCACCACCACCACCTGCACCAACTGTTACAGTAACAGCTGCGCCAGGAGTTACAGGATAAGCTGCGTTGTAATAAACACCACCGCCTCCACCTCCTCCAGCTAAATTTCGTCCACCGCCTCCACCACCACCAACTACAAGAACTTGAACTTGTGTAAGTCCTGTTGGAATTGTATATGTGCCAGGACCAGGAGTTGAAGTAAATGCTTGAGTGCCAGCACCAACAGCAGTAATAATATTTAATCCTATTGGAAATTGCCCACCTACTGGTCTAGCAAAACTTCCGTTCGATTGAGATAAAGAATATTTAATTGGCATTAGGAAATCTCCACACCGAAAGCTGAAATTGAAACACTAGATGATGATGCGTTTGCAGCTAAAATACAACCAGTTTGTAGTGTGACACCAAAATTTAAATTAACTGTATCACTAGCAGGCAATAAACCACCACGAACAATATAGTATGTGTTAGCTGCAGGTGAAGCATAGTTAGCAGGAGGCATAACAGCAATACTATATGATAGATTTGATGCTGTTTGATTTGTTACAAGAATGGATGATACTACCGCACTTGTAGAAGCAGGAACAACATACACATTACCTTGTGTATTTGCAGTTGGATTTAACTGACCAAGAATTTTATATGCATTTGCCATTATACTATTTCGACTCCATATACATGAACTGAAACACCAGCAGCACCTGAACCAGCGTTACCGCCTGTTGTATTAGCGGCAACAACTGTATTTGCAGCTAACATTATTCCTGGTTCAAAAACATAAGTGTCGGCTGCAGGTATATTTAAACTTTTTAATATATAATGTTTTGTTGCTAAAGACTCAGTAGAAGGTCTAATAGAAATATCCACATTGACTGAAAGGGGGTTTTGATTACAAATAGTTAACGAGTGAATCGTTGCACTTGTAGCAGATGGAACAACATAGACATTCGATAATGTGTTGGCAGTTGTTGCAATTTGCCCTAAAATTTTAAAACTTGTAATGCCGTTTGTTAATACTGCTAAATTTGTTCCAGATGTTGCTAAAGTTCCGTTTGCAGCTGGAACTGTACCAGTAATCTGAGTGTTGGCAACAGAGATGATTTTAGCTGCCGTGATTGTGCCATCAGCAATGTCGGCCGCTACGACTGCGTTATTTGCGATTGCATTTGTGTTTATTCTGGATAATGGCATGGCTTTATTTATTCTCTATTCTGTTTAAAATGCTCTATGCACTCTGCAATTGTTTTGATAACTTTATATTTTATTCGTCAGCAGGTTCTGGAGTATTACCAGCAGCAAGCCAAGCGAGGTATTCTGGATTATCTAATGAAACTGAAATAAAAGAACCATCTTCATTAGTTTTAGATGCTCCAATTACTTCGCCTGTTGTTGGTGTTTTATACAATTTCCACATATTATATCTCCGCACTTAATATTAATCTACCATTTGTATTTCCATCGGTTCTTGCCACATAATATCTTCCAGCAGAAATACCAGCGCCAACATTACCTTCCAGTTGAGCTACATTTGGAGTTGAATTTGTTGCGTTCAATGCCATTGATGACCATATATAAGTTGCAGAGAAATCGGTCATTGCAAAATGACTTTGTGATGATAAAGTCAAAGAAGATGGTTTTGCTCTCATAGTTACGGGAAGTTTAACAATGCAATGTGCAAAATTTGCCGTTGAAGCATTTGCCATTCCATCAGATAAATTGGCATATGCGGAATCAGCTGAACTAAAAGCAAAACAATACCTCTGACACTTTCTAAGTGTTGTTCCAATATCTTCAAATTCAAAAGGTGTAGCTACTGGTCCAACTTCCCATTGAATACCAGTAAATGCAATATAGTTACCAACACGGTTTGCAAGGTTTAATTGTCCTGCAGCTCTAGTATTATCGGCACCAGCTGATGTTCCCCATGTTGTTTGTAATGTTCCACCAGCATAATCACTACCTGAACCGAACCAGAATGCTAACTCCATTGAGCGAGCATTATCATTATCTAGTTGACCTGTTGTGTCCGCAGGAAATGTAATGGTTTCTTTTTCCCATGTGTCAACAGCATTAATTGTATATGACCTACTGCAAGCTCTGCTATTATCATTATCACGCATTTCAGCAATATATGTTCCAGTATTACTTGATTTTACCCAAAATGAAACAGTAATTTGTTCTGCTCCAGATGTTCCTTTTTTAATGGACTGCATCATCTGTCCTTCCATATCTTGTTTGAATAACAGATATGAACTTGATGGAGGAGATGATTGTGCTGATGTGCAAATCAAATTAGCAGATTTAACTAATCCTGTTGATGTTGGACCATTAGATTCGACATTCATTGTCCAAGTTCCCAAAGAACCTGAAGTAATTTTCCATCTGTCAGCGGTTAAAATTGAATCGTTTGTTGTGATGCCAGTTACAGATGTATTTCTTTGTGCAATTTGCATAGCACCATTAAAAATTAAATTTCTATTACTTAATGGACGCCCACCAGCATTTAAATAATTCTCAACAGCACCAGTTTGAATTGCTGAGTTAGCAATAGTATTTGCTGTGATTACAGAGCCGTTAACAGAGGCAATCTGTGAGCTAATGATGTTACCACTAATCTTTGTGTTTGCAACAGAAAGAATCTTATCGTTAGTGATTGCAGTAGCACCAATAGAGTTGGCAACATCGATACCTGTTGTGTTAGCAGAAAATAAAGTTGTGCCTGTATTAGAACGGACAATAAAAGTATTGTCTGTATCTGTTGTTATGTTGCTGACGATTAATGTTCCGGCCATAATTCTCTCTTAATTTATATTGTATTTATCAGCGGGCGTTGGCGTATTTAAATGGTGCTTCGGCAAAAGCAGCATAGATGTAGGTACCTGTTCCAATTCCACCATCCGCTCTTATTTTAATTCCATTTGATACAAAGTCTATTGGATTATCTGTTCCACCACCACCATCACCTGTACCAGAACCACCATAAGTTGAATTACCAAACGCATAATAATTTCCACCATTAGATCCAGGTCGTTTACTATCATAAATTAACCAGTTTCCTGTAGAATCGATGCGTTTAACTATAAAAAATGCTGGCCTAAATCCACAGTATAAAAATGCATTATTTGTTGTAGTATTACCAACATATGAACCAAATTGTGAATATCCTGGAATTTCCGCCCAACAGTATGCAATATTATTGATTCCATTTTCGTTTACAGCAACAACATTTCCTGGACTGCCAGCAGTTGCAAAACCAAAAGTTGTATTACTACTTAAATCACCCAACACACCATCACCTACTGAAGCAGCAGATGTTTGTGCATTTGTTACATTCAAAAATGAATTATATGTGCTTGTATGACTTTTATGTTTAACATGCCAGTAGTCTCCACCATTTCGTTCTTTAGTTATAATCATAGCAGGAACTGCATCCAATCCATGACCTACTGTTGCAGAACTAGAACCATTTCCTGTCCAAGTTACAATACTAAATCCTGCCGTTGGATTCGCAGATACTTGTGCCGATATTGTACCATTAGTATTTGTTACTGCTGCGCCGCCGTTTTTCCAAATCCAATCAATGTAATTAAGACCCGATTTATTTACATTTGATGAATCGGTAGAACCAGCTCGAGTTGTAAATCCATTGGTATCTATTGATTGAACCCAACCACCAGAACTACCAAGATTATCACCATCAGTAGAATTTGTTGCTATTAAGTTGGCAGTATTTCCACGCATATTATCAGAAAGTGAATGCCAATTCACATTATCTCTTGCTTTTGTCCAAATTAAACCTGGTTGAAAACTTAAATCTGTAACAACAGCAGAAGGTGACACACCATTACCTGCTCTTGCACGAACATCAAAATGATTGGATGGTTTTGTAATTGCTGGCATGATTATGGCAGATTAAAAGTGTTGAGGGATTTGAAGCCGCTTGGTGGGGTGTAGGTGAATGCTCTTTGGCCAAAGTTTAAATCTGTAGTCATTGTTCCAGAACCAACATACATTGAAATTGCTGGTAAGAATGTTCCACTTAAACTACTATAAGCGGTTCCTTGACTTATACCATTTTTATAGAATGTGAGTGTTCCAGTATCCATATCTAAAGCAACACCAATTATATCATTAGTAGTAAATGCAGACCCATAAGCTACGCCACTAGAATTGTTATATCTATATCCGTCATTAGCGTTATAACCATATCCAGTTGCAACATTACCTATATACGAACTTAATGGAACAGACACAGAGGCTATTCCTACCATTGTAAATTTAGAAGATGCAGGAGCATCATTGATTGTATATTCCCAATACCATTTACCAGAACTAATACCAAAACTAGCCCTTGCAGAAGTCCAATTTGTTGCACCTGAAGTTGTTTTCAAATTTCCATTTGACATAGTTATTGTGTCGGTGTCTAGTGGATTCATCACACAATAATTACTTGCAACTGCACTTCTTGTTGGCGAATCAATCATTGCATCATATGTATTTGAAGTTGGTGAAGTGTATGATAGAATAACGATACCTTGAGAACCAGAACCGCCAGACAATGTGCCTGTTGTATTGTAAGTACCACCAGAACCACCACCACCGGATCCGTATCCAGTCGCATTAGAGCCGTTACTATTGTTTGTACCACCGGCACCACCAATACTTGAACCACCAGAACCGCCTGGACCAGGAGAACCTGAATATGCACCACCGCCACCACCACCAGCATATGTTACCGGTGAACCAGATATTGATGATGTGAAACCTGCACCACCATTACCACCTTGATTGTTTGGTGATGCTGAACCAGCGCCACCTGCACCACCACCGCCTGCACCAGAAGATGTTGTTGAACTTCCGCCTGCAAATCCTTGTCCTGGTGTTGCAGCACCTCCAGTGCCAGAGACAGAAGAACCGCCGCCTGAACCGCCTGCAGCACCATCACTACCTGCAACACCTGGAGCGCCACCGCCACCACCGATTGCAGTTATAGTTGCGAATACAGAATTCGATCCGTTTGCGCCTCTTGTTCTACCAGAACTTCCAGTACCACCAGTACCTACTGTAAGTGTATATGCTGTTCCTGGAACAATAACTAATGATCCGTTTGCAACACCACCGGCACCACCACCGCCTGAACCACTATCATACATTGTCGGACCAGCAGAACCACCGGCACCACCGCCTGCGACTACCAAGTAATTAACAGATGTAACACCTAATGGTGCAATCCAAGTGCTACTACCTGTAGTTGTGTAACTCTTAATAGTAGTTGGTGTTGATACATCGATGTTGTTTGGTGTCCAGTTGTTTCCGTTACCAGAAGAATCTTTACCAATTGCAGCAGCCGTTGCAGCTGATGTATCTGCAAACTTCAAATAGTAACCGTTTGTGCCGTATGTACCTGCAAACTTTTTAGGAATCCATTGACCTGTTGCACCATCTGTTTTACCAAATGAAGATGGAGTTAATTGTTGGCCATCAATGAAATTGATTTCGGTTAAGTAGCCGTCATGAAAATATGTTGGTGTGCTACTAAAATAATTTACACCTAGAGTGTGAAGAACATTGTTGTTTATATTAAAATCGTCATTTTGTGTTGGATTATTTGATGTGGCAAATGAAGTTATTTCAGAACCATTTACATACATCTTCACTCGATTTGCAGCAGTTGCTTGAGTTGTATCTAACGCAACCACAATATGGTACCAAGCTGCTGGATCACGAAACACTTGGCTAGTTTGACGATAGACTGTGTTCCAATTTTTAAAAAGTAATTGGTCATCGTCAAAACGAATAACACCATAACCAGCATCAGTATTAGCAGACCAAGCAGTAAGCAATCCTCCATATTGGACAAATGATCCTCTTTTAACCCATCCACTCCAAGTCCAAGTCTTGCGATTGGATGCACTAGCAGGAGTTCTACTTAAATAAGCACTATTTGCCGCACGAAATCTTAAACTATTCTTAATAAAATAGCCTAAGTTGGCTAATCCACCAAATTGTTTTAAACTACCGCCACCAGTTGTACCAAGAAAAGGCATTATCTATTCCTTAAGCGTATTGGGTTTGTGAACCTAATACTGTGTATGTATTTGCTGCTGTCTTAATAATTGTGAAAGCATACAAGTCGATTGATGTAGCATTACCCGCAGATGGTGCAGAACCGCCTTGCCATTTTGGTGTAACAGAAGTGCCATCAACTTGAAATGCGGATTGATAGAATGTGTTTGCAGATAACTGAGTTGCCAAATAAGCAACAGTCATGCTCTCACCAGTTGACATGATTGCATCTAGTCTTGTAGATGAGTTTGCACGGACATTCATTGTCCAGTTGGCTGCATTGTTAGCAGTATAGAAATTAATTGAGTTCTCAAGCACATTAATGTTTTGTGTGCCAGTCAATGCAGTTGCAGTAATGTTTGCATTTTCGATTACTGAACCAATGTCAATACCTGTATTAAAGGTAAATGCCTTGGTTGTATTTGACCAAGTGAGTGTCTTGTTAGTAGAACCTCTAATTGTGATACCAGCACCGTCTGCAAGAGCATCAGTAGGAGCAGCAGAGTTGGCAATCTCAATGTTCTTGTCTGCTACAATAAGATTAACAGTATTAACAGTAGTTGTTGTACCAGAGACAGTTAAGTTACCACCGATAGTTGCATCACCCATAGTTAAGAATGTTGATTGCACATTCATCGGCAATCCCACATTCCAAGATGCACCGCCTATAGTGATATAGGTAGTCTCACCAATGTTAAATTTTAACTGTGATTCACCTTGTATGGTGTCTGTTTTAATTTTTCCGGCCATATAATTTTCTCTTTAAAATACTGTAAAGGTTGAGTTGTTCGAAACCATTAGTGTGACATTATTTGCTATAGAAATTGGTCCAGCCGCACTTGCATTGTAACCATCACTAATAGTAGTATTCGTTGTTAATATTTGTGGATTAATTCTTATCAATCCATATGTATCTGCTGCCAGATAAGGTGTTGTTACTACAGAACCACCAAGGTAAATAACTTCAACATTGTCTGTGCCAGTTGGCGGTGCAGTTGAAAATACTATTTGACCATTGATTACTGCATATGAATCAGTCTTCTGTTTAACACCAGTGATAAAGACTAATACGGAAGCTTCATTGCCATACTCATATGACAAATTGAAAGTTGTGGTTGTATTATCGCCAGAATAAAACTGACTTCTAATTGCACCACTTACTGGTTGATTGCCAAGATATGCCAAGGTGTTTTCCTATGTTGTTCTTTATTTATGACTCAAGCGCCACGATGCGGGCGGTTAGTGCGGTAATTGTTGCGGCTTGTGTGTCGTTTATAATTTTAAGTTCTTTAATGGATGCCACAAGCAATGGAATTACATCGGTGTAAGACATCCCAAGTTTTCCCTCTGGTGAAAGATTTGTAGCTTCTGGTAATACTGCTTGAACATCTTGGGCAATTAAAAATGGATGTTTTGTTTTATTTTCATCATTTATGTAATTGCCAATAACAGTTCTCAATGTAGCAACTTTTGTCATTGCATCTTGTATTGGAACTAAATTTTCTTTTACTGTTTCATCAGATACAAATTGCCAGGATGTTCCACCATCTACTATGTAAGCACCAGTACCTGCTTGATTATAAATGATGTAATTGTTATTTGAGTCTGGACCTGATTGCCAAAATTTATTAGCAGCGGCACCTGCATTCCTTAATGCGGTTGATGCATTAGTGCCCCAATCTCCATTTTGAGAAAGTCCGCCATTACTAGTAATACGGAAACGCTCTGTGTTACCACCAGCATAAAACAACATAGCCGCTGAATTTAAAGCAACACCCGAACCTGCAATAGCGCAACCTCCAGTTGTAGACTCTCCAGAAGTAAATAAAAGTCTTGGACCATCTCCAGCAGTTGTACCGGGATGATTTAATCTAAATGTTGTAACAGCACCAGTGCCACTTGTGCTTGAATTGACAACATCCAATTTAACACTAGGACTACTAGTACCAATACCCACATTACCATTAGCGTCAATTCGAACATCTTCCGTACCTGCGGTATGGAATGATATAGCGTTTGCAGAAGGAACTCGGATGCCTGTTGTACCAACAGAATCTAAATTTAAATTACCAGAAATAATTGGAGTCGTTAGAGTGACACTAGGTGCAATCTGTGAGCTAATAATGTTACCAGTGATTGCAGTATTCGCAACACTTACCGCATTGTTTGATGCGCCAGTGATAACACCATTGCTATCAAATGTCAACGAAATGGTGTTAGCAGAACCACCAACGGTAACTGATGTTATATTATTCGATACTTGGAATAATGCCGGTGATACACGGGTTAAAGCCATTTGATATTCTCTCTATTAATCTTTTATTTATCTGTTATTCGTCAGCAGGTTCTGGAGTATTACCCTCAGCAACCCACTTTAAATAGGCTTGGTAGTCTGTGTTTTGTTCGTCAAGTGGAATGGATGCACCTTTTAAGGTATTAAAAATTCCGACTACTTGGTCATTATGTTTTAGTAATTGATACATTTTTATAACTCCGCATCAGCTGTGAAAGAATAATAATATCCATAGCCTTGGTTAAAAGCAGATGTAGATGAGTATGTGTACAAGAATCCAGCTGGGTTTAAATATAAAGCAACAGCCGCTATTTTTGCTGCATTATCAATTCTATAAACATTACCTGCTGAACCGTCTTGGTAATACATAACAACTGTAGGTGCTGTGCGTTTTCTTACACTAAATGGCTTTCCTTGACAAAATGCAACAGCACCTCCAAATGTTGTGCCGCCAACACCTACAACAATTTGTTGTCCATCATATTGGGCATTATTTCCAAAATCAGCAGAAGTTTCAAAATACCGCTGACACAAAGCCAACTCAGTACCATAAGGTCTGTAATCAAATGATGTTGCGGTACTGCCTACCTCAAATTGCGTACCTGTGATGTACCAAGTAGCACCATTGGTAGCGACTAATTTAGTTTCGCCTGTAACACTTTGGTAGTCTCCAGCAACCCAAGCGTTTGCCGTATTTAAATAAGTAGAGCCTGTACCAAGCGACCAACGAATAACAACTCCTCTACTATTATCTGTTACCCATGTTCCAGTTGTATCTCCAGCAATAGTAATTTTTTTTTGTTCCCAAGTATTAGCAGAAGAAATTGTGTAACTAAATGGGTATGCTCTTGCGTTACTTTGACTTTCTAAAGCGCCACCAAAAGTTCCTGTTAAAGAACTGCGAACCCAAAAAGACAATGTGACAGTCTTTGCGTTTGCAGTCCCCCACATTAAATCGGCAATGTTATAACCTTCAATTTGTTGGTCTACTTCATAAGTATCTCCCGCACCAACAGTTGTAGCCGCTAAAGATGTAGCAATAATAGAATTAACAAAACCAGCACCAGTAGGGACTGTTGAACTTTGTTGCAAACTAACCTTACTACTGTTTGATACAACCAATCTAAATCTATCTACTGGATAACTAACATTGGTATTAACTGCACTTGTGCCTCGCTGTGCAATAACCATCGCACCATTGATGATGCGGTTCCTCATACCAAAACTCAATCCAGTAGCATTCATATAGTTCTCAACAGCACCAGTTTGGATTGCTGAGTTAGCAATAGTATTTGCTGTGATTACAGAACCATTGACTGCTGCAATCTGAGATGCAGTAATTAAACCAGTAATAGCAGTATTTGCAACAGATACAATATCAGCCGCCGCTACTGCACCGTCTTGTATAATACCACTTGTAATTTTTTGAATAGGCATTTAGTCTTTACTCTTTGTATTATTTATGATGATTATTCTACTGTAACCCAAGAAGTCGTTTCTTCATTCCAAACATAATATTTACCATCATCTGGTTCAGCAATTGGTGCTTCCCATTGGCAAGTCTGTTCATTTAGAATCCATGATGCATAATGTTTTGGAGGAATGAAGGCATCTTTTTGTGGGTCGTATACACCACCAATACCAGCATAATTTTTTCTCAATGGAGTTCCATTTAAATTATGTATGCCATGAGAAGTATTGTATGAAGTTTGTTTCCAAATAGTATCTTGCCCATGAATTGACTTTAAGTAGGCAATTCCTACTTCTTCAGATTCATTGCCATTCTCATCCAAACAGTTGTGGTTATCAACCTTTGAAACATGAATTACTTCATTATCTAAATTTAATTTTGCAAAATGCGCCATCTTAACCTTTTTCTACAAAATAATGTTTAATTAATACTGTACACATTGGCATTTGAAGTAAACACTCCATCACCAGTAAATGTATGTATAGTGTATAAGGTTGGTCCTGAACCAGATGTTGTTACGGATCCGCCTGTTGCACCTTGAGCGCCAAGATATCTGACAATAACCCTACCGCCACCACCACCACCTTCTGAATAATGTGCACCGCCGCCAATATTTGGTGCACCGCCACCTGAACCAGAAGAACCAGGCCCACTATTACCAAAAGCGCCACCACCGCCTGCATATGTCACTGGAGAACCAGAGATAGAAGATGCTCTTCCGGATCCACCAGGACCACCAGTAGCAAAGCCACCAGATGAAGTGCCAGCACCGCCAGCACCTCCACCACCACCGCCATTGTAACCACCGCCTCCAGGTTTACCACCACCAGGAAAACCATATCCTGTTCCAAATGGAGAGTTTCCTGGACTACCTGGTTGCAGAGCAGGACCGCCTGTTGCACCATTTGTTAATCCGCCGCCGCCACCTGATCCACCTGCACCACCTTGTTGTCCAGGTTCACCAGTAACACCAGCCCCACCACCAATTGCAGTAACGATACCAAAAACACTATTTGATCCCTGACTACCAGCTGCTCCTCCACCACCGACTGTTACTGCAAGTCCGGTTCCTCTTGTGAGAGTATAAGCTGACCCTTCAACGAAACCGCCGCCACCGCCACCACCACCGACAGAACCACCGCCACCTGCAACGACTAAGAATTCGACAGTTAGTGGTCCACCAGCTTGTGTTTGATTTAAACCTACTGGAAATTCATAACCAGCTGGTCTGATACTAACACCAGTTGATACACCGTTTCTTAAACCAGATGCACCAGAAGCTCTGGCAACACCGTTGGCAGTTTTAACACTCATTAGGTAATCTCCGAACCAAAGATAGAGAATGATACATTAGGGCTACTTGAATTAGCTGCAACGACAGTTGTTGCGTTTGCAGTTAATCCAATAGTTAAGAAGATTGTGTCAGCAGCAGGTACCGTTGCGCCTCTAACGATAAAGTCTGCCGCAGAAGCTGAAGCTGCAAATGTTGGCATCACCATTAAACTGTATGATGCGTTTGTTGCTGCCTGATTACAAATTGCGATTGTTGAGATTACTGCTGAAGTTGCCGCTGGCACAACATACACATTGGTCTGCGTATTTGCAGATGGGTTGATTGCGCCAAGTCGTTTATAAATTTGTGCCATTTTACATTCCTGATAACATTAAAATATTTGGGATTGGATCTGTTACTAAAGTCACATTCGTTGCTGATGTGATACGACCCTGTGCATCAACTACAACAGATGCCAAGTTAGCTGCATCACCATATGTTCCGGCAGTAACTCCTGTTGCAGTCATTTTTGCAGAGGTAATAGTTCCATCTGCTAATTCTGTTGCGGTAACTGAACCTGCCTGCAATGCAGTAACAGTTGAAGTTGTTCTAAATCCGATATGTTTTACTACAACATTTGCACCACTATCTGGTGTACCTGTAAAGGTAATTGTATTGCCGGATAAAGTATAGTTTGTTGGTGCAGTTTGAATAACACCATCAACTGAAACAATCAATGAGTTTGCAGATGCAGGTGTTTCTGTAAGTGTTACTGTTGTTCCTGTACCGTTTGCAGTAAAGGTATCAACAGTAAATTGTCTAATATTGTTTGCGAGTTTTGCGTATGTGATTGAACCATCTGGAACATATGCATAGTTTGATGTAGCAGAACCACGGTAAATAACATAGATGTTATTAGTACCTGTTGGTGGTGCTTCTGTAAAGTTTAATGTGTAACCATTAACTGAATAAGCAACAGTTGGTTCTTGCTTAACATTCTCAACATAAACATCAATGTCTGTTGGACTTACAACTTGTCTTGTAAGAGTAAATGCCGTAGTTGAAGCATTACCATTGAATCGCTCAGCGTCTAACTGAGGGACACTAGCTCTTGTTGGGTCGTAACCAGGTGCGACTGCGCCAATGTATGCCATTTATGCTAATTCCTGTTGTAATTTTAATTCTTTACGCTTCATATGAGCATCTCTCATTTTTTGTTTTGTTTCATCGGAATGTTTTTTACCTAACATATTCTTAATACTATCTGGATTATTTTTTATAAATTCTTTTCTGCGTTCAGAAATTTTTAATATGTGTTCTTCCGATTTCTTTTTTCCACTTAATGCAATAGATAATTTTTGATTCCATTCATCACCACGAGGATTATTTAGATACGCTTTTTTACCACTTTCTGATAATTTTAATCTTGTTTCTTCAGAAACTATTCTGCCTGAATTTGCTTTTGAAACTCTTTTTCGTCCTTCTTCAGACATAAAAACTTTATTACCACCATCACGAACATTATATCCTTTTGGAACCAAACAATCATAAGATTGTATTAATTTGGTTTCCATCATATCCATATATTCACCTTCTTGGCAATATAAAATAATTTCAAAATCAAATCCATCAAAACTATATTTTTTTATAGCTCTTCTAACAACAGATTGTGAACCTTTTTTATCATCAGACTTTTCACATCTTCTGTGTTCATTCAATCTTCTTTTCAAATGTTTTGATTGGCCAATATAAACTTTACCACTTTCTTTGTGGATTAATTTATAAATGCCAGTATCAAATAAAATCATGCAATTTCCAAAAGTGACGCTATCACATCTAATGAACCGTTGGCGCTTGTTGTTACTTTTAAAACATCCGCAGCCTGTAGAACGACTTTTTGGTCACCGCCGATAGGAACTAGAGTAGACCCTGTGAGTATTGGTGCATTAGAAATGATTGAATAATCTACAGCAGAACGAGTTATATACACATTTGCTGTAACTGTTCCTGCTGATTTATTCGAAAGTGTTAACCCGATGAGGGTTGTTTGTGTCGCAGATGGGCAGGTGTAAACTGTGTTTCCACTAGTTACAATATTTGCCGCCACATTTGATTTAAAAGTATTTGCCATTTAGTAGTCCCTTAGATACTCTATTTATGTATTTATCCTAGTGCGATAGAAAAAGCAAGTGCAGTACCTTCAGCAGCGGTAATTCTATCATAAATTGCTGTATTTGCCGTGCCAACTAGAGTTGTGATATTCGCAGTCGCCACAGTTAATGTATTTGTTACATTAGCATTACTTAGTGTAGTATTTCCAGAGACATATAGAGTTCCAGAAATATTACCCGTTGTTATATTACCAGTAGTTATTGTTCCAGTTGTGATTGTCGCAGTTGTAATCTGTGCAACATTCGCAGTAAGTGTATTCGTTACATTTGCATTACTTAATGTGGTGTTACCAGTAACAAATAAAGTATTGCCGACATTGATAGAACCATTTGCATTGATATCATCGAAACCAATTGTGTCGAGAACAATGTTACCTGATACAGTAAGATTGCCAGAGATTGTAGTATCACCAACGACATTGAGTGTATTGCCTACAACAAGATTTGTGTTGGCATAGAAAGTTCCACCAATATTATCAGTAAGATTATTGGCGACTGTGATTAAGTCTTGTGTTCCAATCAGCCATTGTTGGAAAGTATTGGCTGTTGTTAAGTATTTAATTGCCATTTAACTTTCCTGTATTAACTAATTGAACTAACAAATTTTTAATTTCTGACATATCTTCTTCTAATTTTGTCAAACGGTCTTTGTTTTGCACTTGTTCTGCTTGTTGCTTCTTTGCAATTTCTCTTTTCATAAGATAATCATTTAGACCAGCTTTATCTGTATTTAGAATCGCTTTGGAATGAATATCCCTGATTAGAGAAGTATCTTCTATTCTAACATGTTGACCCATATTATGCGCCAGAAGGTAAAGCAATTGCTCTCAAATCTCTTACTCTTGGAACATCTGTTGTATCTGAACCAGACATGACAATCTTAATAGAAAAAGTTTTGAACGAGTTAAATGCAGTTGAACCAGAAGTGTAGTTCACAGAATTATTTGCAGCGGAAGAAACTCCTGGTGCAAAAGACAATTCTCTGTAATCTTTTTTATTGGTAGAAACAAAGTTTGCATTACCCAATTGAGTCATCAATTGATAATTTTTGTTGTCAAATACATCGGAATCTGATCCAGACAATATCTTATAATAAACATTAATGTCTGCGCCAGTTGGCTTATAGGCAGTTAAGTAAACTCTTAGGTCGCCTGAATCAAATCCATCGGCAAGAGTAACTCTTCTTGTCATATATCTAACGGCAGAATTACCACCAGTTTTCTTGTCTTCACCATTGTATGTAACGGATGCACTTGAACCACCACCGGATCCTGGAGTTATTGTAACTGTTGGTGATGTTGTATAACCAGAGCCGCCATTTGTTACAACAATACCTGTAATGGCATTTGATACAACTGTGGCAGTTGCAACTGCGCCTGAACCGCCACCGCCAGTGAATGAAACAGTCACATCAGCAGAGTTTGCATATCCAGAACCTGTATTTGCAATTAGGAAACCAGAGTTCAATAGTGGAAGATTGTTAATATAGTTATCAACAAAAATTGTACCAAATCGTGTTACATCCAATATTGGAGAAACATCGGGATTTGATGTTGATATTGTTGCCTTCAAAATGAAACTTGTATTGCCTGTTGTTGGATTTAACACACGGCGACCATTACCATCATCCATTGTGTAATCTTCTTTTGGATTAAAAGTTACAAAACTTGTTAGTCCACCAATTGATTTTTCAGACAAGAATGAATAATTCAATGTTGTATTTGCCATTGTCACATCAGAGGTAATTGTATGAATTAAATCATACGCAAGATTTGAAGATGGCTTATCAATTAAAAATTGTGTTGTTGTTGGAGAAGTGCTAAATGTTTTTCTGTAAATTCTAAACATGATATCTAGATTTTGATCCGCACTCCAAGTAGAACCATTTTGTGATTGGAAGAATGAACCTCCATATGGTTGTTCAGATATCTGTAAACCAGAAACTAAATCTAGTTTGCCAACTTCACCAACATATGCTTCATATCCATTTGAATTCGACAATAGAACAAACGCATGTTCACCAGGTATCATGTAAATTGGTGTATCAAACACAAAGTCTGTATATTTTGTCGCATCATCCAAATCAGGAGAATCGGTCACATTAACTTTATCTGGAGTTAGTGTAACTGAACCGTATGGATAAACAGTTGTTGAAGATGGGTAACCATTAACAGTAGGTCTTAATTGTAATGTTACTGGAGAAGTATCGTGTTTAGTTTTAAAACAAACTCTAATCTTCTCAACAAAAATGCCTTGTGAATATTGTCCAGGTGCAATTAAGAAAGTTTGTGCAAGTGGATCCCACCAACCGGCAACTGGAACATCATTTACACTAGTTGTTGTGGTAACTCTACTGTCATTAACAGAAGTTCTTTGAATTACAGGTTGAACTGTTGAAACAATTGTGTTCTCTGTTGTTTGTAATAAACCTTGTGCAAAGAATGATGCATCACCATTTGTTGTTGATGAAGGAATATCACCAGTTGAAGTATTGATTAATCTGAATAGTTTTTCACCTGTTCTAAATGTAGAAGCAGGAATATTCAAAATACCAGCAACATCACCAAATCTAGTAGTTGTTAATCTACCAATTGAGTATACTGAAGTTGCATCAGGTGTTGTTGTCCATGCAGAAGATATTGTTGCAATTCTAGTAGCGGCCGCATATGAACTAATTGTTCTTTGTTGACCAGCACCAGTACCAGAAACAATAGAGACTATGTTACTATTTGATGTATTTCCATAGTAACCTTCATTGTTTGCACCAGTTGCATCAAATGCTAAAGTAATTGATGTTGAAGTAGCAGCATTTGCAAATCCGGAATAGTGTTCGTAACCAGCAATTCTAATACTTGTACCTGAGATATTACCAATTACATTTGCATTTGCAAGATTTAAACCACTTGTTGGAACAAGATTGGCAATAAAGACAGAATTGTTTGATGATTTTACAACAATAGCAGTTGCGTTGTTTGTAGAAGTGTTATTGTTGAAAATTCTAATTGTTTCAGTATTTGCAGTCTTTGTGCTAAATCCTAAATTGTTAGATACAAGAGTAATTTTATTTGCTCTGGCAACATACTGTTCTACTGAAGTACCATCAAAGTATGGATATAAAACTGTATCTGGTTTAAAGTCTGTTGCGGTAAATAGAACAGACTTAGCTCTCATGTAAGGAATAACAGATACATCCACAACACGGTCACCAATAGATTGTGTGATTGTTTGTGGAACTGCTTTAGAAAGAATACCACTTCTAGTTTGAGCGGTTGAAGTTGTTGTAGTTGTTCTTTGGAAGTTTTGTTCCAAGATTCTACCAGAACCAACAAATTGTGTACTTGTTGATGTTCCAGTCCATTGAGTTTCCCAATTACCCCATTCGTACTCATACCCAGCAGAGCTGAGACCATTCATTATTAGGTCCCAAGCATCTTTATCACCACCAATATTGACTAAAACATCTGCCTTCTTTGTAGTATCAACCCAAACATCTGAAGATGGATTCAATTGAACTTTACCAATGTAGTTAACCACATTGAATGGGTTAATGTTAATTGATTTGGATGCTAATGGTTGATTTACAAATGTCGTATTACTAGCCGCAACAGTAACAAATGGACCTGTCTGTAAATAATTTGAAGAATTGGCGCCATCAAATGTTAACATTCTTGATGAAATGTTAAATGTTGGTCTGAGTTCTTGATTCTTTGGATCGATTGCGCCTGCATACTCAATTGAGGTAACATCAGCGACTGAATGTCCTTTGAATGAATCTACAATAATACCATTTTTAAATCTTGGTAAGTTTGTGCTATCGAGAATGGTCAAGTCTTGTTTGTTTACAGCATCTTGTTCTAGTAACGACAATGATGTGTAATACTCTAAATTCTCAACTCTTTTTTCAATCGTACCAATGTCTCGCATTGTGTAACGGCGATTATTAATATACTCAACAGAGATATCTGAAGTGTTTGCAACATAAGCAGGTTCTGTTAAAATATAAAGATTCATTGCATCATCTTTATTTTTTGCTTGAACAGGTACTAATGAAGGTGTTCCTTGAATAACATCAAATGTTCTATTCTTATTAAGAACAACAGTATCAACTCTTGGTAAATAATAAGAGTAATCAAGGAGTATATCAGAACCATTTTCTGGTATTTTTGGACCAGTAGTTGAAGAGTCAACATCAAATGTTGTTGTTACAGTTGATGAATCTAATGCGTTTGTAGCATTTTTTCTAATTGGTCTAAAGTCTAAACAATCTCTTAACTTATATTCTGTTCCAGTAGTTGGTGAATTAAATGTTGGTATAGAACCATATGTTGGATAAGAATCTACTGAGAAGAATCCAGCACCGGATGAAGAATATCTGTTATATCTTACAACTAATGGACCATTTGGTGCAGAGTAACCAGATTTTAATTTAATTGAAGAGTGGTCATAGTATGAGTTTTTCTGACCATCATCTAATGTGTACCTTGAAGTTACATCGGTATAACCAGTGTTTGAAACGGCAGCACCATTAAAATCATAAACTGAAATTAATTCAACAACATCTGAAACATATAAAGACTGTTCAGTACCTGGTGTTTTAACAACATTATTCGCTTGAATTGTTGTTTGACTTGTCGTTGCATTTGCATAAACAATTACACCATTCGTGTTGATTGATTCACCACCAGATGTTTGAATTGTTGCATTTGCCGAAACTAATGTTTTTGTTTTTGCCGGACTACCAGATGCCAATGTGTAATTAATAGTTGCAATAATATTTGCAGTCATATTGTTTGCATCAACAATTGTTAATTTTCTAGTTGAAGTATTAACAGTCGTAATCTTATCGGCAGGAATAGTTTGACCTACTGCATAAGGAGAAGTACCAGCGGATGTAACAACAACTTGATAACTTTGTTGTTTTGCAGTTGTTGTATTGGCAGAATTTAATGATTCACCAGAACCAACAGACAAGGCAGGAGAATCTGAAGCCACAAAAGTTTGTGCTTCATACAATCTTCTATAAGAGAAGAAGAAATCTGAAATCGTGCTTGGTGTAATGTATTCTTGACCTAAATTGAAAATAATAGGTTCAAAAGAAACATCAGTTAGGTAAGAATCATCGTAAGTTGATGCTGTATCTTTTGACCTTGCATCAATATCGGCAGAGTTGATTCTTGTTGTACTTGAGAATTTTGCCAATGATTCAACATCATTGAATTCGAAGTCTATTGACCAAACTGAAGTATTGTTTGGTGTTGTTATGAAATTACTTCCAAGAGTAATTAACTGATTCGTTGCATCAAATCCCGTAATGAATTTTGGTGCTTCGGTTGAACCAGGACCAGATGTGATTCTTAGTTTGGCACCTTTGTATGCATCAGTTACAGAGGAGAAGATTTGACCTGCCGTTGTGTTACCAATCGTAACATTACCAGAATTTGCAGACCTGATTGTTCCTGTCAATGATCCAACATCAACATCAAACAAGAATGTTTTATATGAATAAGTTGTTGAGTTTGAAGTGTTTGAAGCAGAATCAAACGAAACAGATTTAACTCTTGCAGTACCAATTTTAGTATTGGTGATAGATGCAGTAGAAGTTAAATTGATAGATGCATTTGGAACACAATGTAAATCAACAGTAGTTAAATCATTGATTGGCCAAGTACCATAGTGACCAGTTGTATAAATGAAATTACCATAGTCAACAGAAACATCTTTGTTTTGAATCGCTTCAGTTGTTCTTGGTTTAGGAATAGTTAATGTTGTTGGTGCAATTGTTTCATACTCATAACCAAACACATATGCTTTTCCTGGTGACAAAATAACATCCATGTTTGCTGTGTTGGATGAATTTGTTTGTAGAGATAAAGTAAATGGGCGAACTGTGTAGTTACCAGATTCGTCATAAGTTCTTCTAGCAAAAGTATCTTCCAATACTGAATAAATTGGATATCTGTTGCTTCTTGTCAACACACCATTTTCTACTCTTGCCAATTCAATAAATTGAGTTGTGTCAATAGAAGCAAGTGTTCTTGTTGCGAGTGTTAAATCAATTTTAAATCTATCACCACCTGGTGCTTGATAGTTCGAAGCATCTTGTGCTGGGTCAAGTAGTGATGTATCAGAAGAAGATTTGACAATACTTTCGGTAATTTCAAAACCAATTCTTGCATTTGCAGTTGTGCTAGAATATTTTGATGTAGCGATAGTTTGTTGGTCATTTTTAACAAAGAAACCATCGTAGTAATATACACCTTCGGTAACAGAAAAAATCTGACCTGTGCCTACACCAGATGTAGAAATGTTAGCGAATGCTGGAGATGTTTCATAGGTAAGAATTGTATCACCAGAAACAAATGCATCACCATATAATTGTTTAACTAAAAGAGTTTTTGGTTCACCAGTACCTGAATCAGCATCATATACTTTAATTACTTCTGCTCTTTTTGTTGGTATTTGTAAATTATCAACAATTGTTGCACCCACAAAATTATCGGTGTTAACAGTTGTTCCACTATAAGTGGAATCTAATTTAAGGTAAGTAGCATCTTGAAGATATGTTGTACCACCGGTTACTACTGAACCATTTTTGAAAATGTGGTTACCAAATCTTTCAACTTGTTTTTGTAGGATTGATTGTGCTTGAGTTAATTCACGAGCTTGAACAGCATATCCAGGTTTGAATAATACACGAAGAAATTTCTTATCTTCATTGTAATCATCATAATATGGATTCACATTAAAATTGGTATTGATACTCATTTATTTCCTCTAGAATCTAACCACAAGTTTGATATTTTCTGCTTGTCCATCTTCTCTTTGTGTCTTTGTAATATTTTCAACATATAAAATGTCACCAGTATAAGGTTGAAATTCGGGTGTATTTTTAGAAATAATAATTCTAGAAGCACCAGAAGTTACACCAACTAGTGGTAAACCGATTGTAGCCGTTCCTCTAACCTTAGACAACTTAACTTCATTCGAAGTTTGTGAATTAAGATAACCGTAAAAATTTGCATCAGTAGAAGAGTTTCCCTGATACACATATTCATCTAATGTATAACTTGCACCAGCAACCAATCCCAAGTTTGTAGTCTGTGAGATTACAGAATTAGCGGTTGTTTGCGTTACACTAGAAGTATTGCCATATTTATGCGGATTGGCCAAGAGTCCATACTGTCTGAACGATGTATTTGCGGAAATTAATCCACCCTCAGTAGTATCTATCTCACCAATCCTGACTGCCGCCATTATATTTGACGCATTTAATTCTTTTGCTGGATTATAAGCATGCCCAAATTTTGGTGAAACAATAACTCTTGCCGTTGCACCAGTTCCAGACCCATAGATAAATGCGTTTGCTCTAGAATAACCAGTTCCAATTGTTGTAACTGTTACTTTTGACACATTTGCGTTTGCAGAAGAAACGCCAGATATTGTGTTTGATAATGTCGCAGAAGCTGCAACACCAGTGCCATCCCCATCAATGTAAACTCTAGTTGAAATTGTTACATTTCCTGTAGCAGCCCCACCAGCAGCAGTTGTAGTTGTTGAGAGTGTAATTATTCCCGTTGCAGTTGCAGTTGCGGTAATATAAGAACCTGTTGGAATACCTGTTCCAGAAACAGACATATTGACAAGATTTGCGATTGTTGGAATCTGAAACACACTCAGAACTCTGGCAGTATTTGCAAATTGCAATGTTGTTTGACCAGAAGTATATGCACCAACTACGATGTTTGATGCTTCTCTGTAATTTGTTCCGTTTGCAGTAACAATAACTCGGTTCAACTCACCATCAACAACACCCGTATTATTGACATTGTAATCTAGTTGATTCGTTGAAGTTGGAGCTGGCATCCAATCAACAGTTAAAAATTTGTTTGATGGTTTAACATTATACATGTATTTCCACAAATACCCATCAGCAGTAGCAATATTACCATTTGAAGTTGTATAGTCACCAGAAGGTTCTACTGTTGAATTTGCAGATGAATTATTAGACATGCACTTATAGACATTTCTGGCAGTCGTAATAACATACATTGGTTTTAAACTCTGTGCAGAATTTGATGACAATAAAGTGTCTGCATCAATAGTATCATCATAATTTCTGTATTTTGAATTTGCAGTCCAAGTAATTTTTGGTACAACAAGTTCAACATCATTTGCAGTTACCTTTTTGCCAGCATAGATGTTATCCCAAACTTGTTTCTCCGTTGAGATAGTGTCGGTGATAGAATCTGGCGAAGCCTCGTTTGCATAAGGCACATGGTTGCCAACAAAAATATAAAGAACGGGATCTGTGTTTCCCGAATTATACACCGCATTGCGCCAAAGCTTTGCGTTGTTGTAACCTAATTTTTTCTTTGTGATAGATGGCATAGTCTTTATTTATGTCAGTATAATAGCAGTTTGTGCATTTGCAGTTGTTGTAAATGCTGAAGAGACCGCAAGGTTTGTATTACTTATAATACTAGAAACAGTTCTAATTACATTGTTTACAGAAATGTTTGAACCAATTGTCAAAATGCCTCTTGAGTTTGAAACATTAAATTTAGTATTTGAACCAATAACATAGATTGAGTTGTTTCCAACATTTACTGTTCCTGCAATTGTATTTGAAGAAGTTGTAGAAATGGTAATTGTGTTTGCAGTAAATGATGTATCTTTATTCAAATCGGCATAGTTTACAAATCCAGCTGGATGCAATAGTTGTTTCAATATCTTTTTGTATTTTGTAAACTCTGTTGTTGAAGCGGTTACATATGCGTAATCAACATAGTAATTTCTTCCTTGTAATTTTCTCTCTGAGGTTGACAAAATAGAATCTGAAGTTGTCCATCTTCCAGGCAATGAAATATACACATTTTCAATTACAGCGGATGCAGTTGCAGTTCCATCTCCAGAACCTGTTAAGTCTACTTGTGGAATATATTGATAACCAGAACCACCACTCACAACTTTAATTGATATGATTTGACCAGGTTGTGTATTTCCAATGAATGGTGTAAGTGATTCACCATCACCCATCAATGCAGAGATTTGAACATTTGCACCAGTTGCGCCAGCATTTGATGATGCAACAGTTAATGCTGGAAAATTACCTTGAGTATATCCTTGACCACCAATTAGATAGTCACCATATTTACCAACTTTTTTAGCAGTTGCAGCTGAAGTCCAATTGACATTCACATTTGCATATGTGCTGTTTGAAATTGCATTAATATATCTTGATTCATTGTTGATTATGATTCTATCACCAACTCTAATTTCTGTGCCAAATTGTGTGCCTGTACCAACAATAAATGGACTGTTGTTTATCACATTTGCAGTACCAGAAACTCTTGATGGTTGAATTTCAATTTGTGTAATTGTACCATTTGCATTAACTGCTTTAACTGCTGCAGCTGCACCACGCCCAAATGTTCCGGATGGATTAGAACCGACAACAACTTCATCACCAACTAGATAATTTAAACCACCATTATTGATTTTAATTCTACCAACTGAAGCAAAATCTTTAATTCCAAATGCAACACTATTTGCAGTAAATGTTGGTGAATTGGCATCTAATGTTGGAGAAATTGCAGTCGATGTATTTGAAAATAGAACAATAACATTTGATATTGGACCTAAATTTGTTAAAGTGAAATAACTCAATGCATCAGCTATAACAGTTGAAACATTCTCACCTGTTGGAATTACTGTTGCAGGAAATCCATAATCAGATGCAGAAATTAATGTGTTTGCATATGTTGAAATGGCATCGTTTGAAATTGTAAAAGTATTTTGCGATGAATTGGCAACACCAGTTGTGTCAACACCATCGACAGCAAGGTCTAAAGAAAACGGACTAATTCCAGAAACTGCAATATCGCCATTTAGTTCAAATCCTGCGCCACCATAGTTTACAACAATACCATCAATATAACCCTCAACAATGTCATCGACTTGAGCAACAGCATCAACCGCAGCGCCACCACCAGTAACAACTACAACATCACCAACATTATAACTTGCACCACCATTAATAACATTTATTCTGTTAACGATTGAGAAACTGTCGGCAGTTAAATTAATTAAATTATTATCATCATCAAATATTGTTGATTGTATTTCTTCACCATTTGAAAAAGTACCAACTAATGTTTTGTCATTGATAAACAATTCATACGGGAATCCAAGATTCAATTGGTCTGTGATAATCCTCTTTACCGCTTTTTCAACAATCGAAGTTGCACCAGAAGTTGCACCAGTAATTTGCCTATTTGTAAGTAGAGCAATATCAAAATTTGTGTATACTACCTTAATTTCTGAGTTAGCAGAAGGCGCAATTTTAAAAATTAATTTCTTAGATTCTTTGCGAATGTAATAATCGGTACTGAATGTTTTTAAAGTGCCGTTGACATAAACTTCCACTTCATCATTATTGACTTGTTGTGCTAAAGAAAAACTTGTATTGCCGGTTGCAGTATAAACACTTCTTACATCGGTATCAATTCTAAGAATACTATCAACTGTCCATTTACCATCAGATGCCCTAAGAATATTATTTTTAGGATAAATGACTTCTAATTCTTCCGAGAACAATAATCTGAATAATAATTTAAAAGACTTCTCTGAACCTTTAGAGAGGTATAAAGGTAAAACATTTTTGATTAGAAGTGCTTTATCTACTGCAACATCTTTTGGTAAAAATGTAGCATATGAATTGTAGAATTGTTGTTCGAATTCTTCAATCGATGAATCAACATCCGATAGATTTTTTAAATCTTTTGCTTTTGCAGTTAAATCATTTATTTGAGTGCCTTGTTTTGTTTCAAGGTACTCATAATATGCCTCTAAGAAAGTAATGAAAAGGGGATACTCTTCCCGAATGAATTCAGGAACCTGACGATTAATCAGTAGAGAGACTTTATTATCAGACATTAAATTGCAGAGAGTTCAGTTGTTACGGATGAAATATCAGCATCATCAAGTGTGATGATTGTATTTTTTGATGATTTAATAATACCTTTTTCAGATTCAATTGTCAATCTGATTAGTCCATCCGTTGGAACAACAGATAATATTCTAATATCATTTATTGTGACTGTACCAGTAATGTAATTAATTGTTCCAATTTGTTCATTTATAGTTTGTTTTTCTGCATTGTCATCATAATAAATTGTTCTTAGGTAACCAAATCTGCCATCTAATACAGCAATTGCAGAGCCGCCATAACCATCACCACCACTAATCGTGACGATTGCTCTGGTGTAATTAATGCCTCGATTTGTTACTTCGATACCCTGTATTCTTCCATTTACAATTATAGCATTTGCAACTGCACCAGTTCCGTCTCCAGTAATTGTTACTGTCGGTGCTGTTGTGTATCCATTTCCGGCGTTTGTAACTTGAATTTCAGAAATGCCTGTAAATGATTCTGGTACTTCTTCGAATAAAACTGTTCTTACTACACCTTCAACATCAAAAATTCTAAACTCTGAAGAAGTTAATTTATTTGTTGTTGTGCCACGATGCAACAAAGCATTGAAATTAATTGTGTATGTAGTTGATGCACCTAAAGTAGGTTCAAATCTTTTTTGCAATCTCAATACTGTTTCAGAACCAGTAATTGCATTTAAATCAACACCATCAATACTATCTTGTAATTTAGATAATACAAATGTTGAATCAAATTTATTTAAATTGGTATCTCTATAAACCAACACAGCATTTCTAATTGAAGTTTTTATTGCTTCTGGTGTTAATGATGTTTTCTTTTTGTCATATTCAACATAGTTTTCAACAAGCAAATACAGATACTCAGGATTTCTAATCTCTGCACTAACGGCAACAATTGCTTTTGGTGAAATAATTTCATCAATGATTCTTTGTTTTTCTGTTTCAGAGATAAAATAATTTTCTTTTGGTTTTAATGAAATATAAACTTTACCATATGTTGGTGGAGTTTCTTCTTCACCACCCCAAACAGATAAAGAATCAATACTAGGATAATTTTTCTTTAGATATGATTCATAGTCTTTAACAGTTACCAATCTGTTTTGTGTAGTAAACTGTGCAGCTGCGCCAAACTTGATATCATCAACAGATTCTCTTACTGCACCGCCTGCAGCTGGAGAAACCGGATCAATAACAAAACTTGTAATTGACTCCGCTAAAGAATCTGAAATACCAGAAGTTGCAACATAATTATTTGCTTTGTTTGCGGCCGTTCCGTTTGTTCTTAAATAAGTAACATTCACTATCGCACCATCAGGTAATGATTTACCAACTGCATTATTACCAAAGTAGATTTGATATTTACCAGACTTGTTTTCTTGTAGATAATAAACTTCTGAACTGACACCAACATCCAAGATATCAGAAACTAAATTGTAAACTGTAAGTTGTGTATTTCCAGAAGATGGTGCAACTTGAACTTTAATAGTTGTTGTATCAATGTTTGCATCAGGCAAAGTAAATACTTGTTTTGGATTTGATGCAGAGTTGTGAGTGAATCTATAAGTGGTTAATTGACCTTCATAGATTTCTAAATTTTCAAAATAATAAGTTGAATTTGCTTTAGTTACAGTTGTATCTTCTAATACAACAAAGTTATATGGTTTACTATCAATTTGATTTGATAAGAAACCAAATCCAGCTGGTAATGTTAATGTTCCACTTGTTGATGTTGCTGAGTTTGCCGTAAAATTAATCGTTGCAACGGATGCTCTTGTTGAATGTGGTGTATAACCTAAAGTCTTAGCATGAGAGATGACAGAATCTCTTAATATAGCAGTATCTAAAAATGATTCATTAGCAACCATGTTTAGATAGTAGGCATTGTAATGGGTATTGTAAGCAAGAATATCCAATAGAATATTCAGACCAGAACCTTCA